ATATAAGCTGCGGCGTAAATGGTTTGCCAGCGATTTCTGCCAGCCCGTATACGAAGTATGGCTTGCGGAAGCTGTCGCCATCGGGCGTATTGAAGCACCGGGCTTTTTTGATGATCCGCTAATTCGAAAGTCATGGTGTACAGCTGACTGGTTCGGACCGACAATGAGCATTCTCGATCCCGTCAAAGATATTAACGGGAGTGCGCTCCGTACTACATATGGTCTAAGTACCCGGGAACGGGAAGCTGCAGAGATGACGGGTACGGATTTGGAAGAAAACCTGGAACAGCTTGCCTACGAAAAGCAGCTGATTGATGGTTACGGCTTAAATATGGGTGATCCTCAAGTATTAGCCGGGAAAGGTGGTGAGAAAGAAGATGAGTAAAAAGAAATTCTGGGAAATAAAAAATAAAGCTACAGACGAAAAAGCCGAGCTGTTGCTTTATGGTGAGATTTCCGATGCAACATGGTGGGGAGATGAAGTTACGCCCAGGCAGTTTGCCGATGATTTGAGTACATGTAACGGTAAAGATCTTGTAGTCCGTATTAACAGTCCGGGCGGAGATGTTTTTGCCGCGCAGGCCATCTACAATCTGCTGAAGTCGTATGCCGGAGACGTGACAGTACACATTGACGGAATTTGCGCCAGCGCAGCTACGGTTGTAGCCTGTGCAGGAAACAAGGTCATCATGCCGGATAATGCTCTGTATATGATCCACAATCCTCATGCAGTACTGATCGACGCCTACGATGCCGTGGGGCTGTCTAAACTGGAAAACGAACTACACGCCGTGAAAAAGACAATCACAAACGTTTATCAGAAAAAATGTGGAGACGCGATGTCTGCTGAGGATATCAGCCGGGCAATGGACGAGGAAACGTGGATGGGTGCGGATGAAGCTTTGACATTCGGGTTTATTGATGAAATTGATAACAATTTTGCGATTAAAACGAATATGAAGAGCGACACGCTGATCGTCAATTCTGTTGCGCTGCCGACAAAAGGCAGAAATATGGATAAAATCACCAGTATTATTGACAAAAGGAAGGGAGAAAACATGAAAGATAATGAAATGATTTCAAAAATCAAGGCAGTTTTAGGGATAAAAGAATCCGAAGATCCTAAAGTCGCGGCGGAAAGGCAGCGCATTGCGGCCTTGGATGCCTTGAGGACTGAGGATAAGAATCCTTATGTAGAAGCAATTATAGACACCTGCAAGAAAACAGAAGGGGTAGAAGTTAAAACGGTTAAACCTATTATCGACTCCATCCTTGCTGTAAAAGTGGAAAATAAGCCTGATGAGAAAATCGAGGCAATTATGAAGATCATTCAAGACAATGTGGATTCCGGTGCCAATGGTGTAAAACCTACGCCGCAGCATAATCCGGAAGATAATGAGCTTCAGAAATTAGAGGCTAATATCAGTGATATTGTGAATCGGGCAAACAAGATAAGGGGGAATAAATAATGGCTCTGTATGAAAAAGTGACGTTAGACAGCAATGGTCTCATTGGAGGCCCGGAAATTGCGCTGCTTACAAAAAATGTAGAATTGACTGCAGCTAAAGAAATGAAAAGAGGGACACTCTTAACAACTACATCCGGGAAAGTAGCGGCTACTGCTAAAGCAGGTGTAGCAGATTGCATCTTAGCAGAAGACACTGACAGTAAGGCAAAAGTAGCAACTGTTTACATCTCCGGCCGGTTCAATCGTGAAAAACTGATTGTTGCTGCAGGAGATACCGTGGATGCACACGAAGAGGAACTTCGCGACAAAAATATTTATTTGACTAAACTGAAATAAGGAGGATATCTATAATGGCTATTAATTACAAAGACACAGTCGCATTGATTGAAGCGGTAGAACGAATGAATCCGCCGGCATCTTTCCTGTTGGATACATTCTTCCCGCGTATTCCGAACACATCCGTCACGGCAGTGATCGAGGTGCAGTACCGGAAAGGTGCACGACGCCTGGCCCCGTTTGTGACTCGTGGAACAAAAGGCATTAACATGAAACGGGATACTGTCGAATCGCAGTTTTATAAAGCACCGATGATGGGACCGCGCAGAGTGCTTGATCCGGATGTCATCAATGAACGCGGATTTGGAGAGGGTATATATTCATCCAAAACTCCGGAAGAACGAGCCGCTGACGCACAGGCCTATGACTTGATCGATCTGCAGAATATGATCATCAACAGAAAGAATAAAATGGCTGCGGATATTCTTACCACCGGTAAATGCGAAATTAGAGGATTTGCCGATGATGGGAAAACAGAACTGCTGGATACCATCGATTATGGATTTGACCAGAAGCTGACACCGTCTAAGACCTGGGATCAGGCAGGAGCCACCATTTATGCCGACATTAAAAATATGTCGGAAGAAATTCAGCAGAATGCAGGCATTGTACCGACAGTCATGGTTATCGGAAAGAACGTATTCAACTATATGTTGGGCAACGATGAAATTATGAAATGGCTGGCTGTTCCGTCCAGAGATAATTTGGGGATGTTCTCTTTCGCGCCGAAAATCGTCTCTCCGCAGGTGACACGCGTAGGGCTTATCCAGGCACTGAACATGGAAGTATATACATACGGAGAAACCTACCTGGATGACGATGAAAATCCGAAGCCGTTCATCGGTGAAAATGATGCCATCATTGCTATTCCGGGAAGGGGTAGGCAGCTGCACGGAGCAGTAACGCTCGTCAATGAAGCGGAAACAGGCTACAACACATATGCAGCGTCTTATGTGCCGTACTATGATGGGAATAAAGAATCACAGACCGTGGCGCTCTCTATGTATTCCCGCTGCGTACTGGCACCGGAATCTGTCAATGACTGGGCGGTCATTAAAGCCAAAGGCTAATAGGAGGTACGTTATGTATATTCTCGTGAAAAAAGGGATGTTGTCCGCTTATGGTGAGATCTTCCGGAAGGGTGATGTGCTGGAATTGGAAGATAAGGTGGCCGAAAGACTGCTGGAGTCCGAGGATTTTGAAGCGTGCGAGGAACCTGTCGGCATAGAACCAGAGGATGATACGGAATCGGCGGATGAAGAGGAAGACGTGGGCGAAGAGAAACCGACAAAAAAATCGACCGCGAAAAAGACGGCGGCAAAGAAGACATCTTCTAAGCGGACACAGAGGAGCACTGTCAAGAAAGACGCGGAGCTTCCGAGTGTGGATTTCGAAGCGGCTGTAAAAAAATGAGTTCTTTCAAGGACTATATAGCCGCAGATAACAAAAATATATTTTTGAATGAGCAGGAATTTGCTGAAAAGCATAACCTGAACGGATCAGAGTGTGTCGCTGTTGTACAAGAGGTTGTCATTAATGATGATCTAACTACTGAGACCGCAGCCGCTGCCAAATATACAGATGCTATGTATGGCAGCGGCTGTATCATCAATGTCAGGAAATCCGATTTGCCGTATATTCCGGAAACGGGGGATACGTTCCGGTTGGACGGAAAATACGGTCAAGTGGTACTCTGCAAAGACGATGAAGGTATATTGACAATCACGTGGGCGGTGAATGAAACATGATTGATATTGACGTGCGGTGCAAAGGTGCTGCACTGGTTATCCGGACAATGAATGAAACTCCGAAAAACATTCAAAAGGCGATTAGCATGAGCGTTAATAAAATCGCGCTTTCGGCCCGCACACAAATGGCAAGAGAAGCGGCTAGAGAGTATTTTATCGGGGTCGGAAAAGCCAGGAAAACGATCAGCATAACAAAGAAAGCAGCGATAAATAGCTTAAAGGCACAGATCACCAGTGTGGGAAATCCTAATTCTCTGACACATTTTAAAATATCGCCCAAGAAAGTACAGCATAAAGGCCGTAAAAATAAAAAGATCCGCGTGCAGGTAAAACGTTCAGGTGGTGGGGCAACATTAGATAGAGCATTTGTCATGGCAATTGGTAAAGGTGACAGTGTTGGCGTATTTGAAAGAAAGAAAGAAACAAGATACCCCATCCGAAAATTATTCGGACCATCTGTGCCGTCTATGCTGAAAAATGAAGAAATCCAACGTGAATTGGAAAAATCAACGGCAGAGAAGCTTAATAGGGAACTGAACCGACAACTTGCCCGCATTGTAGGGAAATAAGGAGGGAATGTTATGACGCCTGTCATGCTGACAAATGCTATCAAAGAATTACTGGATGAAAAGCTGGTGGACTACACTTATACGGATTCTGCCGGGGATACAAGGGTAATTAAAATCTATACCTATTACTTGGACGATAAACGCCCAGGGAGTAAAGACGTAGCCCCATATATCGTGGTACGCTCGGTGTCGGGAGAGGATGGTGTAGATAACAGCACGGCCAAATGTATTATTGTGGTATGTGTACGCGATGAATCACCGGAATCCGGTTATCTTGGGGTAGTCAATCTGATAGAGCGCATTCGGCAGATTTTGCTGACAACGGGTACCGTTGGTAAGAAGTTCCCGCTGAAAAAACCGCTGAAATGGGGCATTGATAATGATCCTAACCGGCCATACTACAGCGGGTATATCGAAGTAGATTATTATGTAGGGCACCTGGATGATTTCCAGAAGATGCCCTTTTTGTATGAGTAAGGAGGTTTATATGGCAACTTCAAAATCAACAAAAACAGAGGATTCTGTAAAAAAAACAGAAGGGCCCCTGTCTTATGTGGGGCCAAATATCCCCAAGCTGGGGCTTACGCAGTATCAAGTGTATATCGGAGGAGTCCCCGAATTCCCGGATATTGTGCAGGAAGAGCAGAAGATCCGGCTAAGCCGGCTGTTCGTTCCTGTGTCAAAGTTGAGTGATGTAATGTCTACCATTGAAACCAGGGGTACGGTATATAACAAGTTTTATAATGACGGATTATCCGTCAGAAGGGAGCTTAACTGATGAGTTATTATCACGGTATTAAAACCTTTGAACGGGCTACAGCGATAAAGCCGGCGGTGAATACAGAGGGATGTCTGCCGGTCATTGTCGGTACCGCGCCGATTAACTTAGCAACGGATCCAGCAGAGCCGAATACGCCGGTACTCTGCCATCAGATGGCAGAAGCAGTAGCAGCATTCGGGTATAAACCGGACTTTGAAAAATATAATATTGCAGAAGCAATTTATACATTTTTCTCTCTATACGGGGTGTCTCCGGTAATATTTATTAACGTACTGGATAAAACGAAACACAAAACATCTGTATCAGGAGCACAGATCACAGTTACAGACCATATGGCCATCATCAAAGAAGATGTACTGTTAGATACATTGACCGTCAAATCAGCTGATGCATCTGTCAAATTACAGGTAGATACGGACTACACGGCAGCCTTTGACGATAGTGGAACATTGATTATTACACTGGTTGCTA